ATTTTTTCCCTTTGATTCTCAAAACAAAAACAAGTGTTCGCGGACACTTGCTGAACTGGTTTGCCTGAACTGGTTTGCCTCCCACCCATCGGCATCGCAGACGATATGCACGCGCCAAGCCACCCCCCGACCCCACCACCCCCATCGGCCATAGTAGTATATATACCCCCTCTAAAAAACTGGACGTATTTTCAACTTATGCTATCTTGCACCTATGGCGGAGATTTCAATCAAGAAGAATCTAACGGGGGAAACGCTTGAGATGTTTCTGGATAAGCTGAGTCGGGGTATGAGTTTGACTGCGGCGTGTGGGGCTTGTGGGATTAGTCCGAGTCGGGTTGATAAGCTTAGGAAGGATAAGCCTAAGTTGAACGCGCAGGTGTTGGCTGCACAAGCACAAGCGGAGGAGGCTTTGATTAATAAGATTATGGAGAGCCGCGATGGAAAGCTGGCATTGTCTTTCCTTCAATCGCGGTTCCCGCACTGGAGTCCGAAGACAACTAAAAGTGATAATCAATCCGCGACTAGCACTGTCTCACCGGAGTTGCTTTCGCAGTTGTCTTCGATTCCAGAGCGGATAAAGCATCGCAACTAAGTGTTCGCGAACACTTATGGCTGAGAAGAAGAAACTGATTCTGCTGCCTAAGCAGCCTAAGATCAAGCGAACTGGCCCTAAGCCTAAGTCGGGCAAGCGCGATGTGATGTTGCCGCGCAAGTCGATCAAGACAGCACCTGCTCCTTCGCTTGTGCTATCACCCAACGAGAAGAAGTCGCAGAGGGCTTTGGAGAGGTTGGCTAAGGATAGGGATGCTTTGGAGGAGGCGAGTCAGTTGGAGAACTTCCCTGAGATGTTTTTGGGGATGGACGCTTATCCGTGGCAGAAGAAGGTATTGGAGGCGTTGAACGAGAAGGAGTGTCAGGTTGCGTTGAAGGCGGCTAATGGTAGTGGGAAGACGAGCATTGTTGCGGCTAGTGCGATTCTTTGGCATATGGTTCGGTTCCCTGAGAGTTTGGTTGTGACGACTGCTGGTGTGTGGCGGCAGGTTGAGGGGCAGCTTTGGCCTACGCTGAAGAAGTATGTTAGTGGGTTGGGGCAGGGATGGAGAGCTACCAGCAATGAGCTGCATTATCAGAATGGGAGTAGGGCGATTGGGTTTAGTACGAATGATGCTGGAAAGTTTGAGGGTTGGCACAGACAGGGGCCGACTGAGAATCTGCTGATGATTGTGGACGAAGCTAAGACTGTCCCCGATCCCATCTTCACAGCCATAGCCAGATGTCAGCCGAGCAGGTTGTTATTGATGAGCAGTTGTGGTGCTGCTGCTGGTTCCTTCTATGAAGCATTTACCAAGCAAAGGAAGTTTTGGGATTGTCATACAGTGACAGCCTTCGACTGCCCGCACTTGAGTCAGGAATGGATTGACGAACAGATTGAGATGTATGGGGAGAACAGTCCTTTGGTTCGCTCAATGATTTATGGGGAGTTTGTGGATGATAGTGGGGAAGGTCTGGTTCTCAACCTTAAAAGCCTTGAGGAATGTTTACAGAACCCGCCGGAGCTTCAGATGGGGATGAGGGTGGCTTTTATTGATTTTGCTGCTGGAGGGGATGAATGTGTCTTTGCGTACAGGAATGGGAACAAGGTGATGGAGATGGTCACTTGGCGTGAGCGGAATACGAACACGACAATTGGTAAGATCATAAACCTTATTAAGAAGAACAACCTGTCGCAGGATGAGGTGTATGCTGATGAAGGTGGAATGGGGCTACCGTTGTGTGATGCGTTGATGGATGCGGGTTATGACATTCACAGGGTCAACTTCGGTGCTCGTCCCTTTGATGATCGTTACGCGAACAGGAGTGCGGAGATGTGGCACACCGCAGCGAGGGTGATTGAGAAGAGGGAGATACTTTTACCGGATGATGGGATGCTCCATCAGCAGATGGTTACGAGGCGTTCGGAAGTAAGTCGAACAGGGAAGCTTGGGCTTGAGTCCAAGGACAAGATGAAAGCCAGAGGGCTGGATAGCCCCGACAGGGCAGATGCAGTTATGGGCTGCATATCGTGTGGGGGCGGCGTTGGAGGCAGTTGGGAGAGGTTTAATGAAATTACCCGCCCTAGCATTGGCGAACTTATGGAACAGGCTCAAGCAAGTTTTCAAGAAGATTCCTTGCCAAGTGGTATGTTTGTGGGGTATTAGAAGAAAAGTGTTGACATTGAGACGGTCAAGCATAAGGCCCGTCCCGCCGAACGAGAAGCTGTGTTATGTGTGTAAGGAAGTGGGGGCAGCAGTGGCCGAGGATGTAGCAGTGGGTGGTTATATCTGTGAAGAGTGTATCTTTGATGCGCTAAAGTCGGAAATGATAATTATGGCAACGTGGAGCAGAATGAAGGTTAGACACCCTGAACCGGATGAATTTAACGATTGGGATAACCACTGATGGCTAAGGAAAAGAAAACAAAGGAACAGATGCCCGATAAGGATGGTCATCTAAAGCCCACCAAACAAGACCTTAAACAAGGTTCCGCTCCTCGCGGAAGGAATCGCGGGAGACAGGGATAATGCCCTACAAGAATAAGAAACAAGCTCTGGCTGTTATGCTTAATACCAAGAAGAAGTCTAAGGCACACAAGCACGCAAAGCAGCAGCTTAAAAAGAAAAAGAGATGAGTAACGAGATTTATGATCTAATCCTTGATGACGTTAAGAGTCGCGCAAGGTGGGAGACGCGGCAAGGGCTGTGGTATCAAATGCGAACGGACGGTCTGCGCCGAAAGGTTAAGCCTTGGCCTAATGCTTCTGATATTCACTTCCCCCTCATAGACACTACCATTAACAAGCTCAAGCCAGCATTCTTCCAACAGGCGATGGGGCTTGATGTGCTGGCAACCTTTGTGCCGATGCGTAGCCAGATGGCTGGATTCACGACAGCCGCAGAGCATTGGTTTAGCTATAAGCTCCATGAGAAATCCAACTACGCCACTGAGGTGATGAGTTGGATAGATCATATGTTGGTTAGCGGCCATAGCGTAATGAAGACTTTCTGGAACCCTAACAAGAAGCAGGTTGAGTTTCAGGCTATAGACCCGATGTATATTATCGTCCCTCCTTGGACTAAAGACATTGCTTCGGCTGACAGGATTACACAGGTAATGCCTATGAGCCTTGAGTCATACAAGAGGGCTGGAATTTATGACACAAGCAAGAGCACGATTGATAAGATACAGTCGGGGAAGGTCGAGGATTCAGGGATTATAGATAATATCAAGTATGACAAAGAAATACGGGAGGGTATTACGCATTCTCCCGACGAGGATCAAGTTATTGTGTGGGAGGTTTACACGCATGACGAGGACGGGAAGTGGGTTATGCAATGCTTTTCTCCCCAAGCCCCCGATGTTCCGCTCCGAAAAACAATGGAGGTTCCTTTCGATCACGACAACCCTCCTTTCTCCTCAAGCAAGTATGAGGTTACTGACGGTGGTTGGTTTTCTCCTCGCGGAGTTTGCGAGATGCTTGCTCCCTTTGAAGCTTCTCTTACAAAGACTTGGAACGAGAAGATGGATGCTTCCACTTTGTTTAATAAGCCACTGTTCAAGGCCGAGCGCGATCTCCCGAACAGCGTTAATTTAAGGCTAAATCCGGGACAGATTCTCCCGTTCGGGATCGCGCCCGTCCAGATGCCTAACACGCCGATGGACTTCGACAAGGATATGATGCAGACGCAATCTGTAGCCGAGCAACGAGTAACCGTTCCCGACTATGGTATCATGGCGGACAGGGATCGTCGCACTGCAACTGAGATCGAGTCTGTTAACGCTCAAGCGCAGCAGAATATGGACTTGCGTCTGCGTCTCTTCCGGCAAGCCTTGGGTGATTTATTCCGACAAGCGTTCAGTATATTGCTTCAGTTCGATAAGAAAAGTCTTCAGTACAGATTTCTTGAAGATAGTCTTTCTGTCGATCCTGTTGCCCTGCATGACGAGTACCAACTTGAGCCGAGGGGCGGGATGGATATGGTCAGCAAGGTGATGCTTTTGAATAAGGCAGTCCAGCGTAAGCAGTTGTTTATGAACAGTCCTTGGATAAATCAAGTTGAGCTGGATAAGAGTATCCTTGAGCTTGAAGACCCGTCTCTTGTTCCTCGCTTGGTTCAAGACCCGAACGAGAAGGAGGGGAATGAGGTTACAGATGAGAAGAAGATTATTCCTGCGTTACTGATCGGCGAGCAGATTCCGGTTCAGGAAGGGCAGGACTATCGTGTGAGGATCGGGGTGATAATGCAATTCCTTGAAAAGTCTATGCAGGGCGGAATGCAGTTTAGCCCACAGGCGCAACAGGCGATTAGCGGGCGACTTGGCGAACTCCTCAATGCCTTTGAGACGGTGGACACCAACAACGCGAGATCATTGCGGAAGGATGTTGAAGAGTATCTTGTTCAGTTGGGCTTTATGCCGTCGAAAGAGGAGCAGAAGGCTATGGAGATGCAAGCGGTTAGTGGGGAAATGCCGCCACAGGAAGCTCAAATGGTTGAACAGACTGAGGCAGTTGTAGAGCAGGGAGATGTATAATGAGCAGGATTATTAGGTTCATTAGGATAGCTTGGAAGATGTCCAAGCAGATTCCGTGGGTTGGAGAACCGGAGTGGGGAGTCACTGAATCGAATGCTTTACGGAAGTTTCTCGTCACAGTAGAAGGGAAAAGGTTCCGCATGATACTACTGAATATGGTTCTCAAGCAGAACCAACAGGCAGTGTCCAGTAAAAAAGAGCTTGAATTTAATGCAGGGTTCGCGAATGGTGTGAGAACAACGGTTCACACTGTTGAGGCTCTGGCAAGAGAAATCGAGGAGCCGGAAGAATTTACGTCTGATATGTTTGGGGTTGATTATCAGACGAGTAAAAACCCCGCAGCAACGGCTAAGGAGTTAGGTGCGCTCTTTGGACGAGGATAAGCACTAACAGGTAAGCATTATGTCAGAAGAATCCGGCGAAATAACCGCCGACCAGATGTTGGCCGTAGCCAAGCAGTATGACGCTGCTGTGGAAGCGGGGGAAACGCCGGAAGTAGTAATACAGACGGAAGAACCGAAAGAGGAAGTTCAAGATGAATCTCCTCCAGAAGCCGCAGAAGAAGAAGTGGTTAAGGAACCGGATTCTGAGGTACTGCACAGTACCGAGGATAATGCTGATGAACAGGTTAGTTCATTGACAGAAGGTGAAACTCCTGAAGCACAGGAGCAGCCGAAAAAGAGCAAGTGGGCGAAGAACGAGGAACGTAAAGCCTCTTCTTGGAAGCAGATTAATGCTGAGAAAGAAGAGATTAAACGCCAACGTGAAGAACTACTTAGGTCAGCCGAGGAACTCAAGAGTCGTCAAGGCGACTTGGATGAGGGGAAAGCTTACCGAGATGAGAAGGGCTTCACTGCTGAAGACTACGACAACGCTGCTAAGAGACTGAAGGAAGAGGGTGATGATGATCTCGCTTCCGATGCCGTCGAGAGAGCCAATGAGGTTCGCTCTGAGGGCGAGAAATCTCAGCAGGAACGTCAGGCTAAGAAGAATTGGGATGCGTTTGAAGGCAAGAGGCAAGAACTCATGCAGAAGCATTCTGAACTTCAGAAGCCGGACTCGGAGTTAACTCAGAGGGCGAATACAATCCTCCAGCAGCACCCAAGCATGGCTAACGCTGTGGGCTTGGAGAAGGCTGTTGAAATTGCTCAACTACAAATGAAGGCTGCTGGTGCTGAACAGAGTGAAACTCAAGTGGAAGAACTAACCAATAAACTAAACAAACTGGAAAAGAAAATGTCAGTGAGTGGTGGATTCACAAGTGAAAAGGTTGACGGTGGCCGGAGATTTGATGACCTGTCCGAAAAGGAACAGGAAGCTCATCTCCTAAAGGCGGCAATGAACTTTGATGACGCTTAACACTGACAGGAAGGTATAAAAAATGGCAACTAATGTCACTACCGATGCCGCACTGGCAAACCAGTACCAAAATTATTTCAGTAAGAAATTACTGACCTATGCTGTTCAAGCACTGGTACTAGACCAGTTCGGCTCTAAAGCCCCACTTCCTGCGAAGTCGGGTCATAAAGCAATATCAATGTTTCGTTGGGATACTCCCAAGGCAACTGACATCAACACACTCACTGAAGGAGATGCTTCTTCTGTGGGAGAAAGAGCAATCGCGCTGACAAAGATCAGCAAGACGCTCATTCAACGTGGTCAGATTGTGAAGTTATCTGACGTTCTGAATGCAACGGATTTATTTAATTCGCTGCAACAGAGTGTTAAGATTAACGGGCAAGACGCTGCGATTGATATGGATAACATCACTCGTAACATATTGGTTGGTTCCAATGTGGGAGACAACGTGAACTCAGGGGCAACTGCGATGGAAGGTGGCTATTCCACTAACCCAGCAACCAACCTTGATAACGGCGATTCCCTCACAGAGCTATATGCCGATGGCACGAAGCAAACATCAAGCGGAGGCCAGTATTCAACATTTGAGTCTACTACTAGCGGTAACACGCTGGACGGTGCGGCTGTACTGAATGCTGTTACTCAACTGAAGGTTAACCGAGCACAACCCACCAGCGGTGGGATGTATGCTTGTGTTGCAAGTCCTCAAGTATTGAGCGACATCATGCAGGACAGCACTTGGTTGAATGCCTCTCAGTACAGCAATGTTGAAGAGTTGTATAAGGGCGAAGTTGGCCGTTTATTCGGCGCAAAATTCGTAACCACGACCAACGCCTTCATTACTGCTGACGCACTTGGAACTGACGCTGACCGCTTCATCTATGATGCTGCGGCTGGTGGCGGAACCGGAAATGCTGCTGACGTTCATGTTTCCCTGTTCTTGGGAGACGGAGCCTATGGAGTACCGGAGCTAAGTAGTCAGTCTCCATTCAGTCCGAAGATGATAATCACAGATTCAGCAGATAAGAGTGATCCTCTTAACATGCTGATTACTGCTGGTTTCAAGACCTTCTGGACTGCCTTGAGGCAGAACACCAGCTACTACGCCATCATGCGGAGCAAAACTGCTTCGACTGCGTAAGAGTTAATCAAGTTATGAAACCTAAAGGTGGAGTAACCCTTATTATTGCCGTGGGAGGGGGGAAACCCCCTCACCACGGTCATTCCGATAAAGACAAGAAAGAAGGTTGTGAAATGATTAAATTACCGATAGAGGCGTTAGTCTCTGAAGATGAAGCGGGTGCTGGCGTTTCTCCTGAAGTGGGAGACGCTATTGTGCTTGAGGCAGTCGAGGGTGAAGTGACTGCAATTAACGATGACGGTACGGCTCACGTTGAGCTAGTGAGCGCGGGTGGCGTTCCTATTGAGTATGCGGAACACGTTTCTGAGGAAGAAGCCGAGGAAGAAGTTGACGTTGCTGACGTTGAAGGCGCAGAGCTTTTGGCAGCAGCGGAAGAAGCAGATGAAAAGATGGGGTATTAAATGCCTATCTACTCCTTTGCTTCCGAAGACGGTAAGACCCTTGATGAGATTGTTCCTCTAGGGACAGACCACATAACCCGTGACGGGGTTAGGTACGGGAAGGTCTTGGCTGATGAATGCTTTTCTGTTGGCAATCAAGTTAAGATTCCTTCTCAAGCCGAGCAGGTGAAGGACGGCTACCATCAGTTAGAGCAAAGGCATGGCTCACGTTTCCTTCGCAAATCACAATTTAGTACGAAACAGATTAAAAGA